TTACCTGCATTTAAAATTCTAATCTGATCAGTTATAATGGCAGCCATTTTGGACAGAGTTTTTCTTTATTTATCAGTAATTAAACGATATAATTTTTGAACTTCAAGGAGTTTGATCTAGTAATCAAAGTTGATGTAGAAATACCAGTTCCTTCAGAAACACCAATGCCACCTAGAGTATATGAATTGTAAGAATTAGATTCTTCTCTAGCAGTAATATCTATTCTTCCCCAACTAAAGGATCCAAAATTATCAGAGGTTGTTATCCCAGAGAATCCGTATACAAAATCATCAACTTCGACAAATAGTCTTCTTACATATGTAGATATTCCAGAAACACTAGTTGAAATGGATACTGCATTAGACACTTGATAAACATTGTCTGCAAATGAAGTTCCAACTCCAACAATATTACCTGATGAATCAAAAGAAGTTACAGAAGTGGATCCCAGTCCAACATTAGAATTTCTGATAATAAAGTAATCATTAGTGCTAATAGAACTTATAGTTAATGCAGTTCCTACAATTGTAGAATTTCTTAACGGAGAAGAATATGGAATGTGAACATCAAATATTAGTTGAGTAGTTCCTACACCAACAGCAGTTGTTCCAAATCCAACAATAATTCCATTATCTCCAGTATAAGAACTTGCACTTACTTCTTCTTCAGAATAAGTTGGGGGAGAAATAAGAACTGTTGGTGGATTTGTATGAGTATAACCAATACCAGAACTTGTAATCGCAACTCCTGTGATTATTCCTCCAGTGCTGATACTAACAGTACCAAATGCTCTAGTAGTTGTTCCAACACCAGTAGTTGAACCAAAACTTACAGTAGCAGTTGTATATCCAACACCACCATCAGAGATGACGACAGAGGAGATAGTACCAAATCCAGAAACAATTGCAGTAGCTGCAGCACCAGAATTGGTTTCTTGCCTTATAAATTTAATTTTATTTTGGAATGTAAGATCAGTATCATTTTCATTTTGAGAGTTGAAGATAGGTCTCAAGTTATCAACATAAATTGCTGTTGACCCAACACCTACGGATTTGATAAGGTACGCACTGGGATTAATAACTGGTTCATATAATTCTCTATCTTTACCCACACCAATTTGATTAATAAAGACATCTTCAGTTTGTCTACACCAATCAACAGGTCTTTCGAGAGTAATGTCAGTAGTATTTCCTGGACCATCATATGGATTAGTATCGACAGTATTTGTAGACTTAACAAACTCTACAATTCTTTCTTCTTCAGTAAGATATGATGCTTGTCCAATTGATCTATCACTCTTAATCTGTAAACTATCACCTTTTTTCACTGTTTCAATAACATTTCTAAAGATAACATCAGAATCACCACTTCCTTTATAAAAAATAATATTTACTGTATCACCCATCTTTAAAGGTTCAGTAAAGTTAATACTGCTTCCTCCACTGAATGTATATCCTTCATTAGGAACTTGAAGTATGTTATTTACAAATACAAGCAATACATCTTCAACATTAATTTTAGATCCTTTAGCTGCAACAATTGAAACTATAGATCCTGCTAATGTTAGTGGGAAGTCTTTTCTTACTCCATCAATAAATTCATCAACTCTGTCTAAAACTTGCAGTGTTCCTACTGACCAACCAGAGAATGAATCAACATGAACTTTATCAATTGTTAATTGGAATTCATTTCCAGAATAAGATGACGTAGTTGGAATTCCAGTTGTTCCTCCTATTGAAACTGTCAGAATTTCACCATTACCATATCCATAACCAGTATTTTGTAATGCAAAATCAATAATACTAGATCCTTGACCAACAACAATATTTGCTGTTGCATGTGTTCCAAATCCCAATGTAGAAGAAGAACTATATTCTAATGGCATATTAGAATAACTGAGTGGATCATCAAATACAACATCAAGTGGTTTATTGACTTTACCACATCTTGCATAGAAGTGTTCTCTAGTTGAAATTCCAGTATTTACTTCAAAAGAAGTATTATTAACAATTCTTAAAACATTAGTTTCTCCTGCAGCAGGATCTGTTCCACTAGCAGAATTATTTACGTTTCTAGGAGCAATTAATGCTGGTTGTGCCACTCCACTAGAACTATAGAATGTTGGAACAGTTGAAACTCCAGCATTAATTACAAATTCAGTTGCACTGTTAACTGCGGTTACTTTAGATCCACAATATGCAGGATCAGTTGTTCTTGGATAAACATGAGTAGAAGATCCACCATCCAATCCACAAGTAAATGCTAATCCAGTAAGAATAACATCACTCTTCTGTCCAGTAGTAGATAGATTATGTGCAGAAGATGTTGTAACTGTCATAATACCAGTTACATTGTCATAAATTGCATTCGAAACATTAACAGGACCAGAACCAGTATAATTGCAAGTAAATGCGATTCCTGAAAGTGTAATTTGATCATCACTAGAAAGTCCATGACTAGTAGAAGTTGTTACTGTGGTTACTCCACTAACATTATCATACAGAACATTTGATATATCTCTTGGAGCATAGAACACTCTATCAGTAGATATTGCAACTGAAGTGATGTTTCCGTTTGAAATTACTGCTGTTCCAATAGAAACAATATTAGACTCAGCCACAGAAGAAGTTCTTATTGCAACATTTACAGTTTGAATACCCGCACGATATCCAGATCCACTATTTCCTATACTAATTGAAGAAATAGTTCCAAGACCAGATATGATAGCAGTTCCTCCAGCAGATACTAGTGGTTGATAACCAAATCCTTCATTTGATGCCACTGATACAATAATACCACCTTTTGGGTAACTAGAAATTCCAACATCTGGACCTAATGGAGTTGTATTAGTTCCCTGGAATGTAATAGAAGTAATTCCAGATTGTTCATTTAAAGTATATTGATCTGTTAATCCAGGAGACTGGAACACATCATTTACAAGAATGACGGCATTTTCTGTTGATATTCCAGATACATTGGATCCATTTTGCTTAAGATCAAATTTGGTTCTGGTTGCATTGAATCCTGAAGAGATATTATCAAAAATATAATTTTTATGATAAGATTCATTTGCAGTGTTTACAATACCAGATCTCATGAAAGATCTTCCTTGGAAACTAGATGATGTAGTAATACCTACCCAATCTCTTTCATCTGGTGGATTTGTTGTTGATCCTATAGGGGTATTTCCAAATGGAGCCTCAACAAAATTCAATTTATTATCTACAATATTATAATGTCCAGAAACTTTAGTAACTAAGTCACCAGTGACAGCAGTTCCTATTCTTGTACCCATCCATTCTCTACGAACTCTTATAGTATTTGTACTACCAATACCAACACCCTCTATTTTCATAATCTCATCACCAATTTGAATAATATCAGATCCAAAGAAAGATGTAATTCCACTAAATTTCAATATATTATCAACAGTTAACATTTGATCAGCAAGTGTTGTAGTTTGAGATGTAGAAACTACAGGTGATTGGATTACATTATCTAAAGCAACAATAACTTTTGCATTTTGATTAGTTGCTATGAACCTATGAGAAGTACCAATACCAACACTTTCAAGTTCAACAATTTTTGGGATTGATTTTAGAGCATTCTCAGCACTAGATGCAATTTTAATAGTGTTGTCATCAATTTTAACTACAAACAGATTTTCTCCTGGGAGAAAAGTAGTGTTTGCAGCACCAACAAAACTAGTTGTTGCAATTCCAACAGCAGCTGCCGATGTTCCTACATGAATATATTTTAATTTTTCACCACTAACATAAAAATGATTTGGAATTTTAATACTATTACTAGTAATATTAACTATATCACTATCATTTGCTTCAAAATATCTTTCAAAGATTGGAAGATTTTTATGATTAAGTTCAAATGCTCTCTTAATGTCAGAATCTGTTCCTTGATAAGAACCTAAATCACTATTAATTGATCCATTAGTGAAATCAATTTCAGTTGATCTTGTTAAATCTTCATCTAATGTCAAAGCATTCATATAAACATTAACTACAGTATCAATACTTGAACTTGGGGTAAAGATAAGTGAGACAGTTCCAGCAGCAGAAACTCTAGAACCAAATGTTCCCAATCCAGCACCAGTTTCTATAACACCATATTCAGTATCATATGTTTGATAACTTTCAGTTTCAGTGACATAATCATCAACAACAATAATTTCAGAAAGTTGAGTAGAGGTATTGGTAGTATCAGTAACTTGTGCTAAGAAATATGCAGAATCATAATTATTAGGATATTCTGCAACAGTATTGATGCCTGGAGTTCCAGATGCAGAAATATTTGTTGTTCTGGCTTCAATTCTTGATCTTGTAAGATCAATAGTTCCAATACCAGTAACTGTATCAGTAGCAAGTCCTACTTGAATAGTGTTTATAACCCCTGTAGTGGCAATTCCAACAGAACTTGGGATAAAATCTACATTAACAGAAGAACCACTAAAATATGCATGATAAGTACCCAATCCTGTAGCAACATATCCCCCAAGATTAGTAGTTAATCTACCATACTCCAATAATTCAATATTTGTTCCATCATGAACAATATTCAGTTCTACTGATTCAAATTCTTCATTTTTTGTTAAATCTGGATTTATATTGACAAGAACTTTAATACTAGAATGAGTGTCACCAATAGAAACAATTGTAGTAGTAACACCAGATGTTACAGGAGAACTCTTTGTTTCTATAGTTGCAACTCCACCAATACTTGTCGTGCCAGTTCCAAGGAAATTGTCGTTCAAATTATATGAAAAAATACTTAAATCATAATCATTAACTGAGGATCTTGTTGGATAGAATTGTAATTGGGCATCAGAACCAGATATTGCAAAATCAAATGATCCTTGATCATAATAAGTCTCAACTCTGCCATATTGATTTAAATATCCGCGAGATCCATCATGCAATAAATCAACAATCATTAATTGTCTTTGTGCAGTATATCGTTTATCTCTTACATAGGTTATATATTTTTGAGATCTAACATCACTTAGGTTAAAAGTATCGACTACACTAAATGGATTTGCTCTTGGATTACTATTAAACTGGCTACCAACATCATCTATTGATAGTACTCTATTTCCAACTGATTCAAAATAATCAGTAAGAATTCTATTCGAAAAAATTATTTCATCGGATATAATTTTTGAGTTCTGATTACGATTATTTTCTGTTACAAGATCAAATCCATAAACACAATTTAAACTTGCAAAACCATCAATATTGTTAACTATACTTACATTTGTCGTAAATGTAGAAAGTCCAACCGACATATTATTTTCATTACTTGTTTCTAGTTGATAGTCGGAGAATTTTCTATATCCTAAGGTATGATTTTGAGAAGAAACAACTTCATTCCAGTCATCATATGTAACTCTAGATTTCAAAGAATATGAGAAATTTTGATAATAAAAATTATCTTGAAGTTTTTGTAATTCAAGATTTAATTTTCCAAAATCTTCTTGCCAACCCTGTATATTCTTTGAAGTTGCTTTAAATTCAATGAAAGAATCAAAAGATGTAATTGAAGATGCAATTCCTTGGACGTTAGAATCAGAACCTTTAATAACTTCACTAACAACAAAATTATCATTAGAAGAAACCGTTAGGGTTGTAATTTTGGAATCCCAATTTTGAACAATTCCTGTTGCAGAATCTGATATAATAGTTTCGCCGTTTATAAAGTTTTTTGTTTTTAAGGTACTTTCAAAAATTGGAAAATGTTTTGAAGCAAGAATTTTACCAGACGAATTGACAGTATTGAAAGTTCCTGGAAACTCACCACTATTGAATAGTCCAGACATACTATAAGTAACACTTCCTATTCCACCAAGATTTTCAGTAATCCCTGTTACATCAAATAACTTATAATCGTATCCAGCAGAGTTGTATCCCTTTCCAGTAGATCCCACACCTACACTAATTCCCTCTACAAGGACCCTATCTCCAATCGCAAAGGGAAATGCATTAACAGTACTAAATCCAACTGCTAGGGACGCAGTAACAGTCTCTGTGGAAGAATTAAAGACGATAGAACCAATTCCAACCCCAGCACCACTTTGTGTTGGTATAATTGTTGGACCAACATTACTCATTCCATTAGTATTTTTAAGAATCTCTACTTCAGATTTTCCAATAGTAACTTTTAAATCAACATCAGTTACTTCTTTTTTAGTTTTTCCATCTAATACGATTAGTTTAGGTGGAACTGAAAATCCTCTGCCAAAAGAAGTAATTCCAACACTATTGAATGACGATAAAGAATCTACTTTGATAGATTGAGGTAAAAGAACTCTTGGGTTTAATGTTGGATCTGATGGTAAATTAAACCCAATACTATCTAAAGTAACTTTCTTAAGAGCACCAATTTTTGAACTCTTGGATTCTAAAACAGCACCATTACCTCCAAGAGTGTTTACTGTTGTAATACCAGGTAATGAATAATAGTTTGTGCCATTATTAGTAAATTCAATTTTTGATATTGGACCATAAGTATGAGTACAATCAGTTTCATAGGTTACTAATGATGTTGTATCGTAAGATAATTTTTCAGGAGTATTTCCCATGGAATAAGTAAATGTAGTTGTTGTTCCTACAGTAATCGTATGTTTGCCGTTGTAAAGACTTTCTCCAGATAAAAGTGTATTTCCAGAAATTATTTCATTGTCAGTATAAATTTGTGCTTTTTCTGTAGGAAGATCCCCTTGATATATGGGAGTTAGATTGTAATAAAGTTCTGTTGGAGTATTTTCATTAACAAACAACTCTGCTTTAGCATTAGATGTCCCAACAATTCCCTGTCTAGACAGATCAAATGTTTTACTTTCCTCAAACTTTTCCCATTGTTTGGTAAAGTTCTTATCTACGTATAAATTAAATTTAAATGCAGGATAAGTTGTTCCCTGTTTAATATATGAAAGTGATGAATCTGATAAATCAAATGTTACTGTAGAGTTTTTATAAAGTTTTACTAAAGGAGTTATTGGATTAATTGTACCAAGAGATGCACTACTTATTCCTACAATATTTGGGGTTATCTGAGTTGAATCGTAATAAGTATTTGATAATTGAATTTTATTATTATCAACTCTTACAATATAATAAAAACTATCACTAGAAAGTCCAACAGAAGATATTTCTGAAGTATGAATTACTTTATCTCCTGTTTCAAATCCATGAGAGTTTATAGTTATAGTACTAGTTTCAGTATTAACTCCTGCAGTAGAGAATCCTACAGGATTTACTATCAACCTTCTATTAAAATCGTTATAAGTGAGAGTTACAATTCCTGTATTTTGTGGATTAACATTAACAAAAATATTATGAGGTGAACTTAATCCATGAGTTCCTGCAGTAGAAACTGTAACTAAGTTTCTTCTTATATCCCCAGTAATTACACTATAATTTGTTTTAAAACTGTGAGTATCTCCAGTTCCAACATTTCTAAAGAATAATGTGCTTGAAATAGGGTTCTCAAGTCCAACAAATGTTCCTGTTGTTCCAAGACCAACTCTTACCGTTGCAATTCCAATTAAATCGTCGTTGATTTTTGCAACAAACAAACTCGAACCATCTGCAAGAGTAGTTCCAACTCCAACATTAGTTTCATCTTGTACAATTATTCCAGAACCGATAATAGTTCCTATACCTGTAGAATATGTTAATTGATCTCCAGTTTTTAAATTATGTCCTGGTAAGTATAGTGATTTAGTCTGAATAAAGACTGAAGTAACTGCAGCTCCAGGATTTGAGAATGATATTGTTGTTCCTATCCCAACTCCGGCAGTTGTTCCTAATCCTACAGTTTCTGTTGGATCAAAATAAATTTGTTTGTTAAGAGAAGGTGAATAGTCGGTCTCAAATCCAGAATTAATTTTTAACTTTCTGGAAACTTCGTAAATAAATTTACCAATAGTATGACTAGAACCTACAGTACTGTCAATTGCCCTTAAAATTCTGATTCTGGAATTTAAAGAATCAACATTCAAAACTTTAACTCTTTCGGTTCCTACTGCAAGGATGTCATTCTCCCTAATACTAGGATAATTTAAATCACCAGAAACTCTAAAGTAAGTTACTATTCCTGTTATATTAGTATTGCCAATAGCAACTCCAGTAGTACCTACTCCAGCAATTGTTAGTCTATTTGTTCTTATGCCGACATTATATGATCCTTCAATTCCGGAAGATGTTGTAGATAATCCAGAAATTGAAATTGTATCTAAATTTTCAAAATTATGAGGATTATCTGAGAAAACTAAATATTCTCCTTTAGATTGTCCTGGATATACTTCAACATTTTCAATAATACTTGAAGCTACACTTATATTGTTAACTGACCTTCCTTTTATTCTTGTTATCTTTGCAGATACTCCTTGACCTTGAGTTCCATTATTATTGAATACTAGAGTCTCATTAACTCTATACTCAGATCCTCCAGTAATAATACCAACACTATCAACAGAACCAAAAGAAGTTGCATTGATAGTTGCTGTTTGATTTAATTTATTTGGGACATAAAAATATGGATATTCTAAATTATCTTCAATGACATTCAATGGTTGAGTATTTCTACGCCAATCACTGGTTATTTTAAAAGAATTGTAGTTTGATTGTGGATTAAAGTTAAAGGTATCAGGAATACTCTTATAATTGTGACCAATTACATAAGGAAATACTGGTTTTAAATTTCTTTCAAAAATTCCTGAAGACTCTGCAAATTTATCATTAATAGTAACAAAATATGCATATGTGCCTTTCGGAAATTCTGGAGTAATGCAAAATCTTCCATTATTTTCATCAAGAATAGTATCATCAGAAACTTCTTTATGTGTGTAGTCTTCAATAAAAAATCCTTCTGGAAAAATAGATGTAGGTGGTCTACTATTTTTTAAATCAATGGTATATCCAGATCTCATTTGAGAAACTACACCACCATTTATTTTTGAATATCCATATGGTCCATATATTGGATTTCCATCATATGCAAATCCTAAAATAGGAGAATGTTTTGTAGACTTAACTTCTATACCATTAACTTTTCTAAGATCACTTTCTCCATATAAAATGTTACCATCTTGATCTGAGGCAGAAGTAAATTCTCTAAGTTTTCTTGGTGCATATAAATGAGAATACTGGAGTCCAAAGTCTTTTGATTTTAATCCAGTTATAATTATACCATCATCTTGAGAAAAATATGGATAATATTTTTCAAATAAATTTACTCTCCAATTTTGAATATTTGCCTTAAATTCAGGTAACAACTCAGTAGATCCACTTGGTATAACAGTAATGGTAGTTAATCCAAAATCATTAGCATATCCAAAACCAGATTCAATAATTTTAACATCAGTTACTGATCCATTTTCTAAAACTGGAACTAAAACTGCACCTGTACCGTCACCACTAACAATCAAATCCGGAGCAGAAAGGTATCTGCTTCCAGATTTTTGAATTATAACTTCAACTATCTTTCCATTAACAACTATTGGAGAAAGTTGACACTCTGACCCAGATTCAAGTTCAATTGTAGGTTGTCTATCTAAATCTAAAATTTCAGAAGAACCATATCCAACTCCATTATTTTCAAGATGTATAGAAGTTACCGATCCTCTTATAATTGGTTGTAAGGAACCTTTAAAGGTTTCTGTTCCAATGGAAGATATTCCAACATTTCCAGATAAAGTAATTTTAATATCAGGATAATTAAAGATATGAATTCCTGAACCAGTGGAAGTCATATTAATATATTGTTTTGTTCTATTAAAGAACTCTTTATCACTTGAAACTCCAACTTGCGAAAGATTGAAAGAATCTTCATCGACGACATTTACATAGTACTCAGTATCTACAGATAATCCAGAAATAGGAGTTCCTGTGCAAGTATATTTTACCTTCTCACCACTCTTATAATCATGATTTACAATAGTTACTAAATTAGATTCT